GCCATCACCCCGACTGCTGGTGAAACCTACCTTGTCACCGCCATCCCGGCCACCATGCTGCTGACGGCTACGCTCACCCCGACTGCGGTGGGTCCGAACACGGCCATTGAACAGCAGTTCACGGTGTCGGGTCTGGCGGCTGGTTCGCCGGTCATCGTCAACAAGGCGGCTTCTCAGGCTGGTCTGGCTATCCTCGGTGCTCGCGCCGTGGCTGCCAACACGCTGGGCATCACGTTCCAGAACCTGACGGCTGCCACGATCACCCCGACCGCCGCCGAAAGCTACCTCGTGTATGCTTCGCCGGAGATCCAGGTTGCTCCGGTGCTGAAAACCGTGACCGCCACGCTGACCCCGACCTCGGTGGCTGCGAACACCACGGCGGAACAGACCTTCACCGTGCCTGGCATCAACGCCAACATGCAAATCTACGTCAACAAGCCGACCTTCACCACGGGTCTCGGCATTGGTGGTTATCGCGTGTCGGCTGCCAACACGGTGGCGATCACCTACGTCAACAACACTTCGGCGGCAATTGTGCCTCCGTCGGAAACCTACACCATCGGCGTGTTCCCCGGTGCGGTGCCTGCGGCTGGTTCCTCCACCGCCTACACCAGCATGAACGGTGGACCGACCGCTGACCACGCGGCTCTAGTTTCGCTTGGCTTGGTGGCTGCGCCGTAATACTGTCTCGGGGTGTGTTCCTCCCCGACTGGATATCCACCGTGACCTACGTGATTTTCGCGACTCCCTCGTTAGATCACAAAGTCACGGTGGATTTTTTGCGTTCAGCCCTGGCTACAGACGCAGCCTGCGAGAAGGCCGGGTTCACCAGGGGTTGGGCGCAACGATGCGGTGACCCGTTCATTGCCAAGGCCCGCAGCAAGATGGTGGCGGAGTTTCTGGACACGCCTGCGGCTACGGATCTCTTCTTCCTTGATGACGACCTCGGATGGCCGGCGCACAAGGTCATTGAGTTTCTGAACAGGCCGGAAGATGTGATCTGCGGCGTGTATCCCAAGAAGCAGGACAAGCCCGACTGGCCGGTGTCCTTGGCGGCTCATGCAGACACCCGCAAGCTGGTGGAACGTGATGGCCTGATCATGGCAACGCATGTTCCTACAGGTTTCCTGCGTATCAAGCGCCATGTGCTGGAGGACCTGTATTACAAGGCTCCGGTGTTCCGTGACGTGGAGATCAGCGGCGAGCGTGTGAAATACCACGCCGTGTTCAACTCAGGCCCTGGCGCGGACGAATGGTGGTGGGGCGAGGACTATGCGTTCTCGAATGCCCTGACCGCTGCTGGCTATGAGATGTGGGTTGATCCTGACATTGCCTTTAAGCACCGTGGGTCCAAGACGTGGACCGGCACACTGACCGACGGTGTTTCCACCTTCAGAGACCGGGCGAGGACTATTGATGGAACACAACGAGTATCCGAAGCACATGCATCACCCGCACAGCCAGCGGGGAAAGACGGAAAAGGTCGAGGAATACCTTTCCGACAAAAAGGCAAACTGGCAAGGCACGCCCGATAAATATCCGCCGGTCTTGGTGTATAATGTGGACCAGGAGGAGCAACACCGCGCTCAGGGATATTACACCATCGGATCGTCTTCGCCGGAAGCCTTCGCCCAAGCAGCGGCAATTCCTCCGGCACCGGACTACATCCCGGAGGAGTATCCCAAGTGGGTCGGTGACAAGCTCGTTCACAGTGCCGAGGAAGAGCGTGAGCTGGCTCCGAAGCGCGGTAGGCAGAAAGAACCGTCATGACCGTAAACGCAGGCCAGCTGATCCTAGACGCACTCCAGAAGATTGGGGTGTATGCCGCGACGGAAACTCTCAACAGTTCCGACGCGCAGCTTGGCCTGAACGTCCTCAACGACCTGATGGACTCATGGTCGAATGAGAACCTTGTCACGTATGCCAACCTGGAACAGTCCTTCACTCTGGTTCCTGGCACCGCTGCGTATACGTGTGGAACGGGGGGGACGGGCGTATCGGTTCGCCCCCTCCGCATTCCCGAAGGACCTGGCCGAGCGCGGATCCGCGACACCAACAACAACGACTATGATATCGCGGTCATTGATCAGACCCAATGGAACCTGATTGGACTGAAGACCAACAGCTCCAACATCCCCGACACGCTGTTTTATGACCCGCAATATCCGCTGGGCATCATCAATATCTTCCCAGTGCCGCAGCAGGCGTACACGCTGTTCTTTGACAGCTACCTCCAGCTCCAAGAGTTTCCCACGCTCTCGACGAACATGTCGCTGCCGCTGGGCTACAAGCTGGCAATCACGACCAACCTTGCCCTTGAGCTCCAACCTTACTTCACCGACGCGGAAGCCAATCCCCTGCTGGTGCGTTCCGCAGCCAAGGCGCTTGGCAACATCAAGCGGACCAATATGACGCCGATCAAGGCCGTGTTTGATCCCGAGATCGTGAGCCGCGCATCTCCGACCTACAATATTTTTAGGGACCGTATCGGCGGAACGTAACGCCTTGTAAACGATACTATCAAGTGGCATGATGATCGTCCATTAGGGAGATCACCAATGTCTGCTAAAATAGACCTGACGGGAAAAACGTTTGGAGCGTGGCAAGTGCTTGAGTACGCCGGTTTGAATCAAAACAGACAGCCTTCATGGGCTTGCCGGTGTGAGTGTGGCACTGAAAAAATTGTCGTGGGCCAAACTCTTCGCGATGGCGCGACCAGTTCGTGCGGTTGCAAAAAGGGCGCTGCAATTTCCAAATCCAAATTGAAGCACGGGGAAAGTCTGAACGGCGAAACTCGGACTTACAGAATCTGGAAAGCTATGCACGCTCGCTGCCGCGGCCTAAGCGAAATGAGCAAAAAGTATTACGTTCCCAAAAATATCACAGTTTGCGAACGGTGGTCAGATTACCGCAATTTCGTTGCGGATATGGGCGTAGCGCCCGACAACCTATCAATTGATAGAATTGACAACGACGGCAATTACGAACCAGGCAACTGCCGTTGGGCTACCGCAAGTCAGCAAGCCCAAAACCAATATCATCCGCCGCGCAATCGAGATGAAATTACCGGGCAATTTGTAAAAGCCGGAGGAACCTGATGGGTGAAGTCATCTCGCCGTTTGGCAGGGTTCCTCCCGGTACAGCAGATGCTGACATTGTGGCGGATCTTGAACGCATTCTGGAAGAAGCCAAGCGTGGCGAGATTGTGGCCATTGCTTACGCCTACGCGGCTCCCAACAGGGACACGACGCTAGGCTGGTGTCATGGGGACAATGCGGGGACGCATGTCATGCTGGCGGCTCTGACGGGGCTTCAAGCAAGATATCTCAATCATTGGATGGAGCGTGAATGAAGACGCCCTTCCTCGGCACGGCTTACGTCTCCCGCTCGCGGGACCTGTCGCTTGAGCAGTGCATCAACCTCTATCCCGAGATTGTAGAGACCAAGCAAGGCGCACAGGTCGGTGCGTTTTATGGCACGCCGGGTCTGGATCTCCTGGCAACGGTGGGCAATGGCCCCATTCGCGGCATGCTGACCTTCAACGGCAACCTGTACGTGGTGTCGGGGACGGGCGTTTATATCGTCACCTCGAACTTCAACGTGTCGCTGCTGGGGAATATCGCCACGGGCTCCGGTCAGGTCTCCATGATCGCTAACGCGACTCAGGTGGCGCTGTTTGATGGCATCGGGGGATATAGCATCGTCAACGGTGCGCTTAACTCCATCACGTTGCCATTCAGCAATCCCGGCCTTGCGGTGTACCAGGACGGCTTCGGTGTGGTCAGCCAGAACGGAACCTCCAACATCTGGCAATCATCCATCAACGACCTGACCAGCTGGCCGGCGCTGAACTACGGCGTGGAGAACGGCAAGCTTTCGAACATCGTCGGCATTGGTGAGCTTCACCGGCAGATCTACGTGTTCAAAGAACGCGGGACGTTTGTGTGGGTGAATGCTGGTCTTTCACCGTTTGCCTTCCAGCGTCTGGACGGTGTGTCGCTTGAGATCGGGTGCATCGCTGCCAACTCGATTGCCAATGTCGGCGACAACCTCCTGTGGCTCTCGCAGAACGACCAGGGCCAAGGCGTGGTGTATCTCGCCAATGGATACCAGCCGGAACGGGTCTCGACCCACGGCATGGAATACGCCACTGCTCAGTATCCCA